GGGCCAACAGCAATAGCATAGCCTGCCTGAGTGTTATTACCAGCTAGGTAGCCAGAAGCTACAGCAGCAACGCCCTGCGTTGTTTGACCGGCTTGGTAGCCAACAGCGATAGCACTAGCGCCCTGAGTGTTATTACCGGCTAAATCGCCAACAGCTACAGAATCGTCGCCCTGAGTTGTTTGGCCGGCCGCGTATCCCACAGCGACAGCATTAGTGCCCTGAGTTGTCGTACCAGCATAAGAGCCAACAGCTACAGCGTAGTCGCCTTGAGTGGAACTGCCAGCAGCGTATCCGGTAGCTACAGAATAGATGCCTTGCGTGTCATTACCGGCTGAATTGCCCACAGCTACAGCATTAACGCCCTGAGTTGTTTCACCAGCATCATAGCCAACAGCTACAGCACTAGCGCCCTGAGTTATTTCGCCAGCCTCACGCCCAACAGCGACAGCATTAGCGCCCTGAGTGTCATTACCGGCGAGCCAGCCAAGAGCAACGGCCTGAAGTCCCTGATTACCATAGGCAGCGCCGTAGCCCATAGCGATAGCGCCCAATCCCTGAGATACCGCGCCAGCAATGTAACCTACGGCAACAGTACTGTCACCTTGAGTTGTTTTACCAGCCTCACGGCCAACAGCTACAGCATTAGTGCCTTGAGTTGTGTTACCAGCTAGGGAGCCAGCAGCGAACGCATTAGTACCAGCGGTCGCCTTAGCAGCCAGCAGGTCACCTGTGACGGTGAGTGCGCCAGCTACATCGACGTTTGCGTACATATCTATGGTAGCCGTGGTGCTATCCCACTCGTACTCTGCCATTACGTGCCCGTTCCAGACACCTCCTACGTGCGAGTAAGCATTTAACTTAAATTTACCAGACGCATTGTTAGCGCCCCTAAAGCTTATCTCGCCTCTTGCTCCGTCGTATGGCCTATAGAAAGCCAAGCTAGTGGAGGTATTAGAGGCGACGCTAGCGCCATCAACTATTTTAAGGCCGTTGGTGAATACACAGCCTCCAGTTGTGGTTAGGTAGAAGTCTCCCGGAGTGGCAAAGTTTCCTCTGCCTAGCATCAAGTAGCCGTCATAGTTTCCCGGCTGTCCTACCTTAAAGCTCCAATCATTAACTCCGCTTGTGTTGTCCAGAGTTAATAGAGGAACGACTGAAGATGCAGATGCAGTTAATCCACCAGTAGACAGTGCGTTCGTGGTGGTAGATCCAGCGGTTGTTACGTCGTCAAGGTCTAAGACAACAACACCTGTTTGAGCGTTAACAGACGCAACATCAGATGTTAATATGTCCCAAGCCGATCCAGTATATATTTTACTTTTATTAATTGTAGTATTGAAATACCAATCGCCTACTGTAACGGGATCGCCGTTTAAATCGACAGTAGGGTCGCTTGCTTGAGCGCCTAAGTATAAACCATCAATAGCTTCTTGAGCCGCTTCAGCAGCAGCTTGAGCCGCCTGTGCCCCGGTTTCAGCGGTCTGTGCTGCTGTAGCACTAGTAGCTGCGTTTGTCGCTGATGTACTTGCAGAAGATGCAGAGGATGCAGCGTTAGTCGCTGAAGCAGCCGCGTTAGTCTCTGAAGTGGCTGCATTGGTCTCACTTGTTGATGCCGCTGATGCTGAGTTGCTTGCGGTTGTTGCTGATGTGCTTGCAGAAGACGCAGAGGATGCAGCGTTAGTCTCTGAAGCAGCCGCGTTAGTCTCTGAAGCAGCCGCGTTAGTCTCTGATGCAGCCGCGTTAGTCTCTGAAGTGGCTGCATTAGTCTCTGAAGTAGCAGCATTAGTCTCTGAAGTGGCTGCATTAGTCTCTGAAGTGGCAGCATTAGTCTCACTACTAGCCGCAGCCGTGGCTGAATCTTCTGCTTCATTCGCTTTAGTAGTAGCAGTCTGTGCGTAAACGGCTATCTGAGATGCATAGGCATCTGTAGATGAATCGCCCGAACCGCCATCACCTCTATAAATCGGCATTCACTACTCCTACAAAAACAAAAAAAAAGTGAGGGTACTAACTGTGTGGGCAGCTTTCCCCTCGGAACTACTTACTCGTCAAATACAGCAATAACAAGACCAGCTTCTGGACGGTACACTTGAACACCGTAAAGAGTGTCTGCTGTGTATAGAGTCGAGAGGTACTCTTGCTTGTATTGAGTCTGTGAACGTACAGACATTTGCTCCGCATGGACAACTGCATCCTTGTGGAAGAACAAACAGCCACGAACATTAGCCTCAAGTACAGGACAGTTGCTAGAAACATATACGTCAACACCATATACGTTACCAATCAGACCAGACTTAACAGTGCGATCATCACGGAAGTCACTAGAAACATAACGCTCAATGCCCATGATAGTGCTACGAGCAGCAGGAGGGATGACCAATGATCGTCCTTCCATTGGAACGTTAGCGTCATCAAGGATCTTGATAGCTTCACGGAAACCAGCGTCCGTAAAGTTATCTCCAGTGGCTACTGTAGCAGCGGCAAATGGAGCAAGACCAGCGGCAGCGTTAAAGTAATAGCTATTACTGTTAACCCAGTCAGCGCCAGTAGGAGCAGCTAGGTCAAGAGTGCCATCACCAAAACCAGTACCAGCATTCATCAGGTCAGTATCAACCTTGAGTGCCAACTGATAACCAGCATCTTCAGTATAGAACTGACGGAGGCTGTTAAGTGCCTGTACTTCTACGATGTCTTCAATGAAACGTGAGTATTCAAAGTGACGGTCGATAGCAATCTGAAGCTCTGTTTCTACGTTTGCTTGGATGTTGACAGCAGTGTCAGCAACCTTTGCAGAGGCAGCACCACGGATGGGCTTAGGTACATGAATAGTGTCGCCTTTCTTGCCAGACATAGAAATCTTCTTGACAAGGGGTGACATCTTGAGGTTCTTTTGGTACGCAGCAATTACTTCGTCACTCCAGATTTCTGGAATAAACGTAGCGGCAGCGGTCTTATTTACAATAGAACCCCCGCCAACTGTACCGGGATACGTTTGAGTCGCCATGATAAATCTCCTTTAGATTAGGTTAGCGAACACGACCCTCGGCATATGCTTGAAAGATTTCATCTGACAAGGCTGAATAACGCTCTGGATCGGTCTTCATAAGTTTAATAATATCAGCACGACGATATATTTTCTTACGTGTACCCTCTCCTGTTCCCCGAGCAGTGCCTGTGCTAGCAGACTTAATCTGATTCTTACGAGCCTGTTTTTCAACAGCAACTGTTTGCTGGGCTACTGTAGCGCGTTCTTTCCAAAGAGAGAACAACTCATTAGCCGCTTCGTAATCATACGATTGGTCTGCTAGTACAAACAATCGAGTCCTAATTTTAGACGCTTTAATCCACTCTACAAACTTCTCATCCTTTAGGATATTCTCCATATCAGGATGGTTAGAATGAAGCTGCGACATAGTAGCTTGCTTCTTATGTAGTTGTGAGTATTGTTCTGCTTCTTTAATTTTAGGGTGATTATCGATTGCTCTGTTTACAGCAGTTTGTGGGTCTACAAAAAAATCTGTATCGTCTTCTTGTTGCTGTTCAGGTGCTTGCGAGAGTTGTGCCTGAATGTGCTCATCAACAATCTTACGTAAATCGCCAACCTCAGAGCTTTGTTTACCTAGAAGCTTTTCGGCCTCTTGGTGCATATGAACAACTTCCTCTAGGGACTTATTCAGATACTTCTCTGGTACTTCAGAAGGCTGAGCTACCTCTTCTTGAGACTCAAAATCTTCTTGTTGCTCTATTACGTCTGTATCGTTAACTTCTTCTTCCGGGCGCTCATCTATGAGTTGTGCTTTTGACATTATTTCCCCGCCTAATGGTTATGGAGTTTCATTCACGCCTAGCTTTCTCGTGTTCTCGTATCCATTTCTGGTGACGACCGGGGAAATCCCCAGAAGACCCATCAAGTACGCACTGAGTAGCAGAGACGACTTTTGTAGCGTTAGCACCGCAACCGCACCTACTGGTTGTTGTACCACTCTCTACAAATTCTTCAAAATAGTGGTTCTGGTCACACTTAAAGTCGTATACCTTAAGCATCTGATTCTTTGTTTAAGTCTTCAAAAGCATTATTTATTAATACTTCAAGATTAATGACATGAGAAAGAACGTTTAGTTGTCCTTTTCGTAAGTATAAATCATCATTGTTTTTAGTTGCTTCTACTGAGTTAATAACAGAAGCGTTGTTAGCAAGTTCTTCGATTAACTGTTTCCATCCGTCTGTACGAAAAAGGTCGAAGTAAGTGTTGTAGTACTTTTCTAGCTCAGGTGACATAGAGGCCATGTGGTTGTCTCATTAGTTAGTTACTTTATATTATACCATACTTTTAATCGTTTGTCAATAGCTAATATAACAATTTGTGCATATTACCTAAATTAACTCTTTCTTTTAACTTTCTTACCTGTTTTTTTAGCAGCAGCCTTAGCCTTGGCTTTCCCTGCTTTTGTGTATGCGTATGTCTTTCCGTTTACCCTTGGCATATAACCTCCTCACCATTTAACTTTATCAGCCCAATAAGCTGCTGACATTTTGCCCTTACTAATATTCCCAGCGTGTCGCGCTTTGAATGACTTTTGTCTAGCTTTTTCTGAAGCCGAAGAAGGATTCTTTCCAGCGCCTGATACTCCTTGCTGTCCAAACCGAATGGTCTTAACTTTGTCGCCTTCCTTGGCAACTACTACGTGAGACTTTGTTGGATGCTTAGGAGTCCGCTTCGGCTTGTTGTAGCCGCTTACTCCTGTTCGTTCCAGTCTTGGGTCTTTTTTCTTGCTCATTGAGTCGGCCCTCCAAATCCTTGACCTTGCCCTCCAAAGTTTCCAACCGGCTGAACTGGTCTTTGAATGCTTCGTTGATCTGGCTGACTAGCTGTTGAAATTCGTTCTGCGTCATTAACATTACGTGCACCTTGATTCGTTTGTTTTTCTTTTAGAGCAATTTCAGCTATTTTTAAACGACGGCTGAACTCTTTGTCGTCTTGATCTCCTTCTCGAAGGTTGCGCGTAATTGCTTCAATCTTTTCAATCTCTAGCTCCTGTGGCGCAAGCATAGTATCCATATCGTACTTCTTAGCTCTAGCTTGAGACTCAGCGGCCTGTGCATTAAGTACAGCGGTCTGACCTTGCTGGAACTCCATCTGTAGCTGCTGAGTTTGCATAGCCATCTGCTGAGCTTGTGGATTGGGTTGCGCTGCTTGTTTCATGGCAGCTATTAGCTCTTCACGGTTAGACAAGTTCATGTTGTCAATAATGCTTTCAATCAATGCAGGATACAATGGGCTATCCTGCTTCATAGTCTGTAACAACTGAACAAGCTGCGTAACCTCGTACTCACGAGCTATAATGCCTAAAGTAGACGTAGCGTTGAACTTATAGTCTGCAACAGGATAGTTCTCTGGGTCGAACTGCATGTACCTATAGGCTGCTTTCTTAACAAAAGGGATTAAGAAAGACTGCTGGAAGTTTATAAGGGTGCGTTTATGTCTCTTAATAATTGCGCCAAGAGACATAGATATCCCAGCAGCAGTAGCTTCGCCATTGACCTGTCCAGCGATCCCCGCTGAATCGACTGCTCCAGTTGCTTGCTGCACCATTTGCTGCAACGCAGCGGCTTGTGCAAAGGTAATCTGTCCAACCTGTCCAAAGTTAAATGGTTGCAGTACTTCACGAGGGTCTCCGTTAGTTAATATGACTTTACCCGGACGCACTTCAGGCTTAGCGCCTCTAGGAAGACGTGTAGCATCAATCGCTAGCATTGGGTGGATGGTTAATGCTAGGGCATCAATACGTGCTCTAAGCTCTGTGTCTAGGGCTTTTTGGCTGTTATAACCCTTCTCACACACGCCACGTCCCCAGAACACAGAAGGAACTACATCCCAAGGGAAAGCAACAACAGGACGATCCTGCATCATGTAAGGGTTAGCTTCTGCTTTTAAAAGTATGCCGTTGTTGGCAACAACTACTACAGCCTCAATGTACTTTGCGTCACTGTCTATGTCTTCGTCGGAGGCTTTTTCTAGGAGTTCCCTTGGCACAAGACCGTAGTACTTCGTTAATCTAATTTTGTCGTCGTTGTATACAGTTAAGTCTTGATCTGGTTCGAGGTCAGTGTCGGGAGCAGCATTAGAAACATAAGTATCACGATAAATACCTTGTTCTTGTAGTTGTTCAACGTGGTGACGACTAACGAACTCATCAATAGCAACACCTAGAGCGTCGTCTATTGACGTAGCTACAGGGTCGATTAAGAAGTTCTGCGGCATAATGGGCTTTAGTTTAACTACTACGCGATCTGAAATATTTACACCTACGGCGCGTAACTGCCCATCCATGATTGGTTCAGAAGCTGGAACCATTTCTTTAATTTCTTCAATAACAATTTCACCAACGCCCGTTCCAAAAACCGCTGCGTTAATTAAACACTCAGCAACAGCCTTCCTAACCATAGTGTTGTCGAAGTCTTCGGTTAGCTTGTTTCGTAAATATTGAGCGTCTTCTGTCTCTGGATCATTAACATCGTCAGAAATATCAAACCAATTACCACGTCCAAACGTCGCCTCTTCTATTTCTGCAACGTTAGACTCTACCGCTTGCTGAAGCGCAGGAGATATGATTCTAGATCTTTCCATAGAACGCTCTCGATCTGCTGGATCCCAGATGCCTCTCCACAGACGGTAGTACTCATCGAACTGCTGTTCGTAGTTAGATTCGTAGTTGTCCCTCCAGTCTTCACACTTCGTAATAACCCAGCTTTCTAAGGATTCTTCCATCATCAAAGGGTCTGGGCTGTAAAAATCGTCGCTTGAATCAGCCATTATACCTGCTCCTGTTTTTAAATTTTGGCATCAATAGCCAGCCACAATATCTAAGATTTCTGGTTCCTCAAATTCCCAGTCATGAATGCCATAGGGGACTTTAGCAAGCTGATCACAATATGAAAGAGAGTCGATAAGATCATCATGCGTTAATGCATCAGGAAACTGGAATAACTGATCTAAAAATTTAACGTTCCACTCGCCTTTGTTTAAAGTGATAACGCCGTTTTCGAAGCGTCCCTGCAAACTCCACATGACTCTATCAGTTTTCTTTTTGTTGCCGTGGGTAAGCTCCTCAACACGAAAGAACTGATGGTACTTCTTTTGTAAATCCATTAGTGGTGACATCACAGCTTGCTTGGCAATACCTTTCTCGATGCCTACAGCTATTGGTTGGTAATCACGCACAGCTTGAAATATCTTTGTAGCCGTTTCGTTTAAGTCCCATCTTCCGTAGATAATGTTTTCAATGAACCAATCACCCTCGTCGCTTACTTTAACAATTGATATTGCTGTGTCGTCTAGCCTAGAGTTTTTACTGCGTTTTTTTCCTACTTCCTCAAAGCCAGCTAAGTCAATAGCGATGTAGTAATCACCGTTTTCTGGTGCCGTGCCATACTTAATCCACTCTTCTCTAAACATCTCCGAGCCTTTAGACTCAAAAGATGCCATGAACTCCTGACGGAACGCATAGGACGACATAGAACGTTTAGCCGCATCTATCTCTGTTTCCTTTAGGAACGGATTGTCGTAGCTAGTAAAGTGCCAAGATGCCCATTCTTCATCATCTGATAACTCAGCGTATTTAAACAAGTCATAGAAGTGGTTGCGTCCTTTAGGCGTACCAATGAAGATTGCAGGGGCTTTTTTATCAGCACAAGCGGGTCTTAGAATTTCTTCCCATACTTCAGCTTTGATGTCAGCGTATTCGTCTAACACTAAATAGTTAAGAGAGACACCACGCATAGTGTCTGGACGGTCAGCGCCGCGTAAACCTATTATTTGTCCGTTAATTAACTCGATGTCAAGGTTATTTATGTGTGCCTTTTTAATGACGCTGTGGCCTAGTTCAAGCAGAGTACGCCACATAATCTGTCTTGCCTGTCCCTGTGTTGGCGCTACGTAGAACGTCCAAGATCTAGTGTCATCGCTTTGTAGAGCATTGATTAACAGGCTCCAAGCGGCCAAGTAAGACTTACCACAACGACGACCAGCAGCAACAACTTTAAAGCGCGTAGAGTCATTGAACACCTCTTGTTGCCATTCTATAAATTTTACATTTAAGTCAGTCACCCGAAGTTACTATAAACCGCTTGCTTGTAAAGAAGGTCGATGGTCACAACAAATTCTACATCTCCAGCATTCGCTGTAGATCCCATGATAATGTCTTCTTCTTGTAACACAAACACAGCATCAGAAATTAACAAGAAGTCTTTGTTCGATATTGTGTATCCATTAATAATGTTGAGGACAGTGCCGTCACTTTTGTCTACATAGAGCGTAGCATCGTTGTTATTTGCAGCTAAGTTACTAATGTATATTGTTGACAGGTGCGCCACAAAACCTTTAGGAATATCTAGGATTTGCGTTGGCGTTCCTGCGGTAAGTATGTCTATGTTTTTAGTGTATAACATAAAAGCCTATGATTGATATGTCCATATAACTGGAGATGTACCTCTTGTGTCTACATGCACAAACGTATCTGCAACGCCTATTCCTGTAAAGCCTAGCTTCATCGCTTCTTTTATTATTTTATATCGGCTTGCACTGTCTAATATTTGTACATCAGCAGCTATGCCCTGTGCGTGTTTACCGGGTATAGCTTTAGCCGCTTCAATTGAGTGCGTAGGGTCACGATAGCCACTAGTAATCTTAAACGGAA